TGCGTGACTACACTCCTGCCATCGGCATGTGTGTAGTCACTGCGGTTCTTGCTGTAGTCTTCTGCATTTTGGCTTGGGAAGTTGGCAGGGTTCTGGCTTGGGTCGCCCGTTGGGTGATCTGGGCTCCTCTGGCCGCCACCTCCCGGTTCGTGCTGTGGCTCTTGTGCAAGGCATGGGAAAAGTATCGGGTTTGGAAGCAGCTTCGTGCGGCTCCCGTTGCTGCTCCCTACTATGTGCAGGGCCGATTGCAGTTTGATAGCACTGGTGCTTACGTCTCCGTTGACACGGTCAAGGGCGAGATGCGTGCTAGGGTGACCGACTCAGAGGCTTCGGGTGTTGCGCTTTTTGCCAAGACCCAAGCCCCGCTCAAGGAGTCCCCCATAGTCACGTCGTCTGTAGTCCGTTCCCCTGCTCCCTCCTCCCAGATCTTTTTCCGAGATTCTGCGGGACGGATACTGGGTTCGGGTGTGCGCGTCTTGGTCGGTAAGGGAGGTGTTAGAGGTGTTCTCACTGCAAGGCACGTTCTTAAAACTCTAAGCAGCGCCAATGAGCCAACGATCGGTTCGGGCAGTCGCGTGTTTCCACTTAAGCGTGAGTGGAAGGTGATTGCCCACGCTGATTCTTTGGACATGGTACTGCTTGGAGTGCCAGAATCGGTGTTGTCAGGTCTGGGTGTGACGCAAGCCAAGTGCGGGAGGTGTCCCGCACGGGGGTCTCCGATCAAGGTTTTCGGCGTTTATAACGGCGATGACGTGTTCACTACCGGTGTGATCGGAAAGACCCTGCGCATGCGTTTCACACACACGGCCTCAACACATGTCGGCTTCTCTGGCTCCCCAGTGTTCCACAACGGTCTCGTCATTGGCGTGCATACAACGGGATATGGCTCGTTCAATGCAGGCGTGGCGGTTGACTGGTTGTTCAAGTCGAACCTGGAATCTGACTCTTTGGAGACGGGTTTCCGGGAACGAGAACTGCTGGAGTGTGACGAGGAGACGAGATTCTTTCGTGGCGGCAGGTCGCAGTACTTGACCTTGGCAGCCGCCGGCTATGACATTCAGGATGAGCCCCTTGACTCAACTATGAAGTTTATGGCCGAAAAGCGCGCCAAGGGAGAGTTCTGTTGGGACGAGGATGTCGATGAAGAGGATGACGAGAAGTGGTATCGAGATTTCGTGGCTCAGGGGGATTTCGGCAGGACTGAATCAGCACCGGCTTTAAAAGCCCGGGGCTTGGTCAGGGTGCCCGTTCAACTGACCGAGGAGTCTACCACTGGCTCGGCTCAAACCCCGGAACAACCCCAGGTGGAAGGCAAGGGTTTGGCTCAGGTTTCCTTAAAGTTGTCGGACACACTGAGGCTAAACCCGGCGCGGGGAGGTCGAAGCACCACCGAGTGCCCAAGTGGATTGAAGAAGCCATCCCACAACTCCGGGAGTGGGGGTGGCCAAACCAAGACCAGCAAGCAGTCGAGAGGAGCCTCGAAGCCCACGCGGGTGGATATAGGAAAGGTGTCGAGCCAAGTGCCGAAACCCAACGAGAAATTGTCGAAGTCCTCGCCGGTCTCTACCCCAGAGCCGGTGTCCCAAGGTGGCAGAGTTCCTGCCGATGTTCGGGCAGCGTTTCAGGCGTCGGGGGTCTTTCTTCGGAAGGGCCGGCGTCAGATAACAGCGGGAGAGTTCGCTTCGGTGGAAGCAGCCCTCCAGGAACCACTCCTAGGACGTGCGAGGAGTTTTGTCAAACCTGTTTCCAGCGCGCGATCAAGCAAACAGTGATGCTTCTTAAGGGAGATTCAACCCCGGGTGTGCCCTGGTGCACCCTGGGCTCCACGAACTCAGTCATAGCCGTCGATGAGGCCAAGAGTGAGTTGCTTGAGAATGCCGTGTTGCTTAGGTTGGTGGACATGTTGGAAGCGGGAGAGAACATTTTCGAGATGGGGGCTGAGGAGCTCGTGCGCAGGAATATTTGCTCTCCGATCAGACTCTTTATCAAGGACGAGCCTCACAAAGAGTCGAAGCGGGCGGCAGGTAAACTGCGCCTCATTTCGGGGATGGCAGTCGACGACCAGATTCTGGATCGTCTGATCTTTGGGTTGCAGAACAACTTTGAGATCGACTCGTGGTGGAGGATACCTTCGAAGCCTGGCTTGGGTTTGGACGATAGTGGTCTTCGGATCCTGTCGGCAAACTTTGAGGAGCTTTTGACGAGGGGTCCACTGCAAGGGACTGACGTCTCTGGGTGGGATTGGTCAGTGCAGCCATGGGAGATTGACGTGGATTGTCGCACTCGGATCCGCTTGGCGGGTGTTGAGAGAGGGCACATGTTGGAATTTCTCATGCGCGTGCGCCACCATTGCGCAGCTCGTAAGGTTTTCGTGTTGCCGGATGGCACCCTAGTCGCACAACAGTATCCTGGAGTTCAGCCGTCGGGTTGGTACTGCACGAGTTCGACCAACTCTAGGATGCGAATCGCCGCTAGATTGGCAGTGATGGGCCCGTGGGCTGATCGCGCTGCTGACATAGTTACGATGGGCGACGACGCCGTAGAAGGAGCCTTGGGTGAAGGAGCCCTGCGGCGTTATGAAGAATTGGGTCACATTGTGAAGGGAGCTTCCGTCTTTCACGAAGTGGCGGGCATTGAATTCTGTTCGCATGAGTTCATGTCTAGCGGGTTGGCCTTCCCCGCGAATCCAGTCAAGACACTGTACCGATTCTTCTCTCACCCCCCAACCTCCACCAGTTACTTGGACTGGTTTTCTCAGCTGCGCAACGACCTGCGTAATTTGCCGGAGGGTGACAACTATTTCCGAGTAGCGCTGGCCCATGCTGAGTGGGCAAAAGAAAATAATGGCGAAGAAGAACAATCGTCAAGCGCGTCGGCGTCGGGCTCGGGCCCGCGCCAACAATAATTCACGCTACACGTCAGGTGATCCCCTACTCGCACCGGGCGGAGAGGTCCGCTCTTTCCACGTTTCCGGTGGAGTAGTCAAATCAAGCAAGTGGTTCCACATTGGTCCGAGCACGTTTGATTCTTTGAAGCGGGAACTTGACGGTATAGCGGAATACAAGGTGCTTAATGCACGTTTCACGTGGGAACCACTAGTGGGACCCTTCGGTGATCATGGAGTAGTCGGTCTTGCGACAGCTCCAACCGGGACTTTGGCAAAATCTCTTCCTACAGACGTTGACAACCTTCTGCGGGCTGGTATGGTACTCAAGCCTCCCAGCACGCGTCGTTCCGCCCAGTATAGCAATCCTGCCGTTGGCACTAGCTGGTACACGGCGGACGATCAAAATACAGGAGGTGTGTACGTTTATTGTTCCAAACCCGGGTCTGGCGATCTCGGCAGACTAACCGGAGTGCTCACGATACGTGTGCGCGGCATTGGGGCAAGTCTCTAGGGAGTTCCCCCTTCCGGGTCCGGTTCTTCCGGATCGGGTGTTGGTGCTGGAACTGGGGTTCCACCACCAACCCCTGCCCCCCCAGCTGGGGGGGCCGCTCCCAGGCCTTCTAGTCCTTCACCCTCTGTTGGGGGCAGAAGCACTGGCGGTTCAGCGGGAGGGGGCGCACCTGGGGGTCGTTCGACTTCGTCGAACACCACAGGAACAACCCCTGCATCCTCGGGATGGAGTGCGGACAACTACACGACGCGCATGGCCGATGGTCGTTTTCCTGCTAGCGCAGATGCTTCCCATGTTGGCTCTGGTGCGGATTTGGTTTCGGCAAAGGATACCGATGTTACTGGTCGTACCGGTAGCGTCAGGCAACCCTTGACGACAGTTAAAGCCTACTCGGGCTCCAAGACCCCGAGTGGGCCAAAACCATCCTCCACCTATGGCACGTGGGCGAGAGTCTACCCTAGCGACGACATTGGCTATGGTGATGGGTGTGAGTTGAAGGCGAAGGTGTTGATTTGGGCTATTCGTTATGATGATGCGGTTAACAAGTTTGGCAATGCCACAGTGTTCTCCTATCGTCACTACAAGCAGCTTAGGCAGTTCAAGTCACCGCCTCCGTCCGATCCAAACGACAGTAACGTGGATATTTGGATTGTGTTCTGTAAGTAATGCTTGTGTTGGCTTTTCCCTGCCTAGTGGGAAACGAAGGAAAACGTTAGAAC